AAGCAAAAAACAAAGCTAAGAAAGATCCAAGTTTGGATTTTCTCATGGAGAGTTTGGAAAAAACGATGCCAGAAGCTTATGGTCCGCATCTTAAAAAATACACGAATATTGACAAAGACATTTTGCAGTTGGAAACGATTAAAAAGAATTTAATTATGAAGGATAGAAAATTAAACGCTGAAGGCGGCATTGCAGGACAACTGCACATGAATCGACCGGGGTATGCTACTGGAGAAGAGGTTTATGGACCTTCGCTGCCTGAAAAGAAAAAGAAGAAAAAGAAAAAAGAGGAAGAAGAAAAAATGCGTCCTCCAGAAACATATGCTGATCCTTTTTGGCAATATGGCCTGAGATTTCCAACTGAAGAAAAACCTGGAACGAGAGTAGACCCTACTGAAGGTATTGGGTTTGATTCTTTTGGAGATATTGATGTTGATTTAACTGATCCTCGTTTTAAATTGGGAATATATGATCCCGAAGAAAATTATTATCCATGGGACTTTGAAATAGGTAAAGGAGATATTGGTTTTAAGTGGAAAAAGAAATTCGGAGGCCCAAAGAAACTTAACAAAGGCGGCAGAGTGAGTCTATCTAATGGCGGCCTGGCAAATATTTTAGGAGTCTAATGGACATACTTACCTATATCAATCGCATGAATCAAATATATGGTAACGAGCCCGCGCCCGCTCGTTATAACACTCAGCAGTATCTGCAAGGTGGAAGAGTCGGGTACCAAGGTGGACAGCTCGTGGAACACGGACCAGGGAGACAGGGGTATGGTGGAGATTCTGTTAAAGAATTTACCATGAAAAAAGAAAAATACATAACTAAGAATGGTAAAGTGGCCTATAAACCTTTTGATGTTGTAGCAGATACACCCGAAGCGAAAAAAAAACTTGCCAACTTTGCAAAAGAATATAGACGTTTTAAAAGCTTTCCTCCAACAAGTGCAGCAGCAAAACAAGCTGGTGTTTTAGGAACTAGAGCTCTTTATAATAAATACTTTAAAGATTCTTTTAAATATAAAACGTATAATAAAAGTTTGCTTTCTATTTTTAAGAAAAAATATTCAGATAGTAAAGCAAACCCTCTTAAAGCAAGTGATGTAAAATTTGACGTAACAAATCCTGGAATAAATGAAAAGCAAGCTAAAAGACTACGAAAAAGATATGACCTAGACCCTAAAAGACTGAAAGAATCAGCAAGAAAACTAGCTGGTAGAACAGGAGACTTAAGTGTTGGAATACATCACGGAATGGGCTTAAATACTGAAACACTAGGTACTTTAATTGCAGATGAGGATTTTGCTGGAGCTAAAGGAACGACTAAAAGTACAACGGCCGAAAGAGCTTTAAGAAGTTTTGAAAATCAAATTGATGAGTTAAAATTAAATAAACCGGCTGAATGGCAAAGAAAATCAGACAAACTTATGGCTAAACTTAACCGATTAAAAAAAGGAAAAGAAGTAGACTATTCATTTATATCAAATAAAGGAAAGAGAATAGATAGAAAAGTAAAATTTACACCACAGCAATTGGGTCTATATGGATTTAAGGCGGATACTTCTACAGGGTTCAAGGGATTAGATAAATCTCAAACGGTTGCTTTTAAAGCTGGAGTTTCTGATGAGCTAGCAAATAAACCTCTTAGTCAATTGAACAAGGCCGAACAAGAAAAAGCAATAAATGCCATCGCTAAAGTTTTAAAAAAAGCTGATATTAGATGTGGCCAAGCTAAAGGAATTAATTGCAGTGACCCAAGAGCCTATATTAAATCGATAAATGAACTAAAAGCAAAAGCAGCTCTTGGAGATAAAGCTGCTTTAGGTAAATTTAGAAAAGTTGCCAATGCTATGCGTAAATTTAAAGGAGCTGCAGCATTTACAGGTTGGGGTCTTTTAGCAGAAGTAGGTTTTGCACTTCCTTTTGCAGCTATGGATTATGCAGATGGAAAATCTACAGCTCAAATAATAAATAATGCTTCTTTTGGCTTATTTGGCATGAACGAAGAAGAGGAATCAGTTTCTTTTTTACCGGAGGGTTCTCTTGGTGGAGCTACACCTTCACTTTTAAGAGCTGGTGAAAAAATTGACCGATTAACACAAACACCTGTTCTTGAAGGGCCTCGAAATGAGTATCTTGGTTACAAAGAACGTATTTTTCCACAATCTCGAATGGGCATGGATCAAGCTAAATTTAAAAAACGTCAAGCAAAAGTTATACCTGACGCAAAATTAGATTTTACAGATAAACTTGCACCTTTTCTTGAGGGACCTCGAAATGAATATTACAATCAAGAAAAAGCAGCTAAAGCTTTTAGTGATTTTGCAACAGCTGAAGCTAAACTAAAAGCAGATGAATTACAAAGAGCTAAAGAAAGCGTAGCAACACCTTTTGAAGGTATAGAATTTAAAAAAGGCGGCCGTGTATCTTTTGCAGGTGGTGGCATGGGAAGGCGAGCTTTTCTAAAACTTCTTGCTGCTCTTGGCATTGGTACTGCGACTGCAGGAACAGGACTTATAAAATTAAGTGGTAAAACCATTGGTAAAAAAGTTATAGCTAAAACAGGCGTGGACATTGTATCGAGCACACCGGGTATGCCAGACTGGTTTCCAGCTTTAGTAAACAAAATTATAAAAGAAGGTGATGATGTAACTGCAAAACTTGCGACACAAGAACGACAAGTTGTTCATACTAAAAAAATAGATACAGGCTCTGCTTCTCCAGACGAGGTTACTATTTATAGAGATTTAGATACAGGAGATATTCGAGTTGAAGTAGATTCCGTATCCAATATGGGTGGAGATCGAATTCAATTAGATTATAAAGCTCCATTCAAAACAGGCCCATATCCAGGTAAAAGCGCAGGTAAAAAAACAAAACCAGAATTTTCAGCTGTGGAATCCGAACCTCGTGTTACGACTTGGGAGGGAGATATAGAGATGGATGGAGAAAATATAGTGGGCAGTGTAGATGACTTATTTTCAGATACAACAAAACTTAAAAATTATGCTAAAGGTGAAAAACCAACAATGCAAGATATTGTAACTCGTAAAAGAAAAACAGATAAAATTGAAGACATACATAAAAACCCATCAGAGCAACTTGATTATGTAGAAAATAAAGAAGGTATGACTATAGATGATTTTATTGATGAAGACGCAAGGGTAATGGGCGAAATTGGTAATCCCGATACTAAAGGAATGAATCTTCCCGATAAAAAAATCAAAAAAGCATCAGGTGGCCGTGTTAATTATGACAGCTATCTTCCAGGAATAGACGAGTTAGACTAATGGCTATCAGTAGATCCAGTTTCAGTAAGATAACAGCAACACCCCCTTTAAAAGGGCCAAACTCAAAAGGCTTGAATATTAAGACTAAACAAGCTACAAACATAACAGCGGAGAAATTAAATGGCAGAAATCGACAAAATATTACCAAACGTTTCACAAGACGTAAAACTACCTAGCGCTTCAAAAATTGCTTTAGAACAGCAACAACAGATGGCTGAACAAATGAAACAGCCTTCTGATTTGCAGCCGAATGAAGATGGTAGTGTCGATGTGAATTTGGGTCCTGAAAATTTACAGGTGGGACCGGATCAAGGTCACTTTTCGAATTTAGCAGAAATGCTACCGGATGATGTTTTAGATCCGTTAGGCAATGAGCTTTACAACAATTATACCGATTACAAAACATCCAGAAAAGATTGGGAACGATCTTATACATCAGGATTAGATTTACTAGGATTTGATTATGCTGACAGAACAGAACCCTTCAAAGGCGCATCAGGTGCCACGCATCCTGTACTTGCCGAAGCGGTAACACAGTTTCAATCGTTAGCTTATAAAGAATTATTACCATCAGGCGGACCGGTACGAACACAAATTATTGGAATGCCAACACCACAAAAAGAATCACAGTCACAACGTGTTAAAGATTACATGAATTTTCAAATCATGGATCAGATGAAAGAATACGAAGCTGAATTTGATCAAATGTTATTTTATTTACCTCTTGCAGGATCAGCATTTAAAAAAGTTTATTATGATGACATTATGCAAAGAGCGGTATCCAAGTTTGTACCTGCAGATGATTTAGTAGTTCCTTATACTGCAACTTCACTGGACGATTGCGAATCCATCATTCATGTGATTCGTATGACGGAAAATGATTTAAGAAAACAACAAGTCGGTGGTTTTTATAGAGATTTAGAACTTAACCCTTCTTACATACAAGAAACAGATTCACAGAGAAAAGAAAGAGAACTTGAAGGAGCAACCAAAGGTCGAGACGATCGTATGTTTACGATTTTTGAATGCCACGTGAATTTAGATTTAGAAGGATTTGAAGATCAAGGACAAGACGGACAGCCTACAGGAATTAAGTTGCCTTATGTTGTAACGTTAGAAGAAGGCACAAGAAAAGTATTATCCATTCGTAGAAACTATGAAATGAACGATCCTAAAAAAGATAAAATTGAATATTTCGTTCATTTTAAATTTTTACCAGGATTAGGTTTTTATGGCTTTGGTTTAATTCACATGATTGGTGGATTATCAAGAACAGCAACCGCTGCTTTGAGACAGCTTCTCGATGCTGGCACACTATCAAACTTACCCGCAGGATTTAAAATGCGTGGCATCAAAATGAGAGACGAGGCGCAAGCGCTTCAACCTGGAGAATTTAGAGATGTCGATGCACCTGGAGGCAATTTAAGAGATGCCTTTATGACGCTTCCGTTTAAAGAACCGTCAGCAACCTTATTACAGCTTATGGGAGTCGTGGTAACTGCAGGACAAAGATTCGCTTCAATAGCGGACCTGCAAGTGGGTGATGGAAATCAACAAGCAGCTGTGGGCACGACTGTAGCCTTGCTTGAAAGAGGAAGCAGAACCATGTCGGCCATACACAAAAGAATTTATGCTGCTATGAAAAGAGAATTTAATTTACTTGCAAGAGTTTTCAAACTTTATCTACCACCCGTATATCCATACGATGTTGTCGGAGGGCAAAAACAAATCATGCAAACTGATTTTGACGACAGAGTAGATATTTTGCCAGTTGCAGATCCTAATATCTTTTCACAGACACAGCGTATCTCCCTTGCGCAAACGGAATTGCAATTGGCAACCTCAAATCCACAGATTCATAATCAGTATGAAGTGTATCGAAATATGTACGAAGCGCTAGGCGTTAAGGATATTGATTTAATATTAAAAAGACCTCCTAAACCTACGCCAAAAGATCCAGCTTTAGAACATATTGATGCTTTAGGAAGTTTACCTTTTCAAGCTTTTCCAGGTCAAGACCACCAAGCGCATATTACAGCGCATTTAAATTTTATAGCAACTAATATGGTTAGAAATGCACCTATGGTAGCAGCTGCAGTTGAGAAAAACTGTTTACAACACATTTCTTTGATGGCACAAGAGCAAATTGAGCTAGAATTTAGAGATGAAATGCAACAATTAGCACAAATGCAACAAATGGCACAAAACCCACAAGCCATGCAACAAAATCCGCAACTAAAACAACAAGTTATGATGCTACAACAGAAAATTGAAGCAAGAAAAGCTGTTTTAGTAGCTGAAATGATGGAAGAATTTATGAAAGAGGAGAAAAAAGTAACTTCTCAATTTGATCATGACCCTATTGCTAAATTAAGAGCAAGAGAACTTGATATTAGAGCTATGGACAATGAATCTAAACGAAAATCAACGGAACAGAAGCTTAATTTAGATCGTATGAGAGCGATGATGAATCAAGGAAATGTTGAAGATAAATTAGACCAAAACGAAGATTTATCTGAATTAAGAGCAGAAACATCTCTTGAAAAACAAGAAATGGCGAATGAATCTAGAGAAAAATTAGCTAGAATGAAAACAAGAACAAATGGAAGGAGTAACTAATGACAGTTGGTAAAGGTTATGCACCGTTGGGCAAATCAAAAGTGATTGCTACACCTGATGCAAATAAAAACAACAAACCTGTTGCAGCGAACAAGGATAAAAAAGATACAAATCCTGTAACTGGAACAAGAGCTGCTAGACCACAAAAACCAGTAACTTG